CTATTCCAAATTCAGGATTAACGAATAGCTCGATTACAATAAATGGGTCTGCTATATCACTAGGTGGTAGTGCAACTATCACAGCAAATACCCCTAATGCGTTGACAATAGGAACAGGATTATCTGGCACAAGTTTTAACGGTTCTTCGCCAGTAACGATTGCAATTGATTCAACTGTAGTCACGTTAACAGGTACACAGACTTTAACAAACAAAACTCTAACAAGCCCTATAATCAGCACAATTAGCAATACAGGTACTTTGACATTACCGACATCTACCGACACTTTGGTAGGTCGTGCGACTACAGATACGTTAACAAATAAGTCCATATCTGGCTCAACGAATACAATTACAAACATTGGTAACGGTTCGCTGACTAACTCAAGCATTACGATTGGATCTACGTCAATTAGTCTAGGTGCAACTGCATCAACGCTAACAAGCGTGACTATGGCTACTCCAACCATATCAAGTTATGAAACTTATACGGCCATATCTGCGCCTACTTATAATGCTGGTCGTTTATGGTATGACAGCACACAAAACGCATTAGCGTATTACAACGATGTAACAAACAACACTATACATATTGGCGAAGAAATACAATTAAAAGTTTATAACAATACAGGATCGACTATTAATATTGGTCAACCTGTATATGTAACGTCAACAAGTAGTGGTTACACTTATCCTAACGTGGCATTAGCAATTGCAAACAGTTTAACGACAGGAAACGTCATTGGTTTGGCAAATCAAGCTATTCCAACAGGAACGGCAGGGTATGTAACAACAATTGGATTGATTCAAGGAGTAAATACTGGTAGTTATACCGTTGGTGATACTCTTTATTTATCGCCTTATTCTGCTGGTTTTTATCAAAATACAATCCCACCGACAGGATATGCAATTAAAATTGGTATTGTTGCTTATGTAAATTCAACAACAGGTGCAATTTATGTAAACAAAAGCAATTTATCTGTTCAAGCTGGTAATATTGTCGGACAAGTAGCATTAGCAAATGGCGGTACAAACGCTAATTTAACTGCATCTGCTGGCGCAGTAGTTTATTCATCATCAACTGCATTAGCGTTATCAGCAGTAGGCTCTACAGGGCAAGTATTAACGTCACAAGGTACTTCAGCACCAATTTGGTCAAATAACGCAGCGACTGTAACAGTTACAGACGATACATCAAGCAATACAACAGAATATCTTACGTTTGCTCGTCAAACAACTGGCACAATTAATACGCTATATACAGCTAGTACACAAGTTAAATTTAATCCAAGCACAGGTATATTTATTGCGCCAACATTTAGTGGATCTTTGGATGCGTCAAATTTAACAGGCACTACTTTGCCTAGCTCTATTGTGTCATCTAGTTTGACATCTGTTGGAACAATTGCTACAGGTGTTTGGAACGGCACAACAATTGCAACAGGGTATGGTGGTACAGGACTTACGACATATACAACAGGCGATATTTTATACGCATCTGCGACTAATACATTATCTAAACTTGCAGTTGGAACGACTGGTTATACATTAACTGTAGCAAGTGGCGCACCAATATGGAAACCACCTTATGTAAGAACTTCATTTACTGCTATGGCAAGTCAAACAACATTTTCTGCGACTTATAATGTTGGATATGTACAAGTATTTATGAATGGTGTTTTATTAAATGGTGCAGATTATACGGCAACGAATGGGACATCTGTTGTATTGTCTGTAGCTGCAAACGCTAGTGATATTGTAGAAACAATTGCATATAATGTTTGATTGGAAAATAACTAAAATAAATACTGAAAATGATTTAATTAGTCATGCTCATTACATTTGTAAATTAATAAATGAACCTTTAGAAGTAGCAACTGAAGGGAATTGGTATTTTTCCGACAAAAAACCTGTAGATCAAGTGCAAGAGCAAGATATTGTTGATTGGATTGAGAAAGAATCTATGCAAAATGGTGTAAGTACAATAAAATTAAGGTTACAAGAACAGATGAAAGCCTTAGAAAATGAGCAATCTGTAGCTTTGCCTTGGCTTCCTAAAACATTTAAATTGAAGGATTAATGATGTCATACAATTTATCTCCATTAGGGGGTGCAGGATGGCAGTTTTTTGATAATAATGGGATACCTTTATCTGGTGGACTTTTATATACTTATGCTGCTGGAACATCTACATCAATAGCAACATATACAACAGCTTCAGGATCAATAGCTAATTCAAACCCAATTGTTTTAGATTCTGCTGGCAGACCACCTAATGAAATTTGGTTAAATGGTGCATATTCTTATAAGTTTGTTTTACAAAATGCTTTAGGTTCGCAAATTTGGTCAATGGATAATTTGGGTGGCGGTTTACCGTCAGCAGGAACACAATCATATCAAACAGCTACTCAAGGACAAACTGTTTTTACAGGATTAACATATACAACAGGTAATAACAGTCTCAAAGTTTTTGTTAACGGTAGTAAACAAATTGTAACTCTTAACTATACAGAAACAAATTCATCTAGTATAACTTTTTTAACGGGTTTAAACGTGGGTGATGTGGTGGAGTTTTTACAATGACAATACCTCGTAACTTATCATTTCTTGCTGAAGGAGCTTCTAGTACAGGTGTATTAGGAGTTCCTAATGGTGGAAGTGCGGCTACGACTTTAACAGGATATTTAATTGGTAACGGTACAAGTGCGTTTACAGCATCTTCAACTATTCCAACAAGTGCATTAAGTGGCACAATAAGTAATGCTCAATTAGCCAATAGTTCTTTAACTGTAAATGGTACTTCTATAAGTCTAGGTGCATCAGGAACAGTAACTGCTGCTGCTGGAACATTAACAGGAACAACATTAAATTCTACTGTTGTTACTTCAAGTTTAACAAGTGTAGGCACATTAACAAGTGGCACATGGAACGCATCAACTATCGGTGCAACTTATGGGGGTACAGGACAAAATACAGTTACTACAGGCGATTTATTATATGGTTCTGCTACTAATACATGGTCAAAGTTATCAATAGGTTCTACAGGAACAATTTTGCGTGTTGTTGGTGGCATACCATCATGGGGAACTGATTATACAGGAACAGTTACAAGCGTTGCTGCTTCTGTGCCATCATTTTTATCTATCTCTGGAAGTCCTATAACGACGTCTGGAACATTGGCTATAACATATTCTGGTACTGCATTGCCTGTCGCAAATGGTGGAACAGGATTAACAAGTCTTTCTACTGGTTATATTCTCTATGGAAACGGCACTTCGGCATTTCAATCAAGTTCAAATTTAACATTTAATGGAACTTTATTTTCATTAACTAATGCTGCTTCAACACAATCATTTAGTGGGTCTAATTTAAACATTGGTATTGGCACTGCTTTTGCTGGCGGTCAAACTGATGTATATACAGTTAGCACAAATCCAATGGGAATTGGAACTACTGGATCTGCTGCTTTAAATTTATACACCGCAAGCGTTCAAAGGTTAAGTATTAGCTCTGCTGGTATTGTTACTATGAGTACATATGGTGCTGGCGCAGCTACTTTCTCCGCTTCTGGTGTAATTAGTTCTGTTTCAGATGAAACATGGAAAATTAAAGATGGTGTGCCGTCAAATCCTGACTCCATGCTTAAAGCATTAGTTCCAGGATACTGGTATTACAATTCTGAAAAAGCCGATATATTTGGCAAAGAACGTCAATTAGGTTTTTATGCTCAAAATGTAAATGCTGCCATTGGCCCTGAAGCTGCCCCTATACCTGAAGAAGGAAAACCTTGGGGTTATTACGATAGATCTGTGTTAGCGGTAGTAGTTTTATCACTTCAAAATGTACTTGCTACAGTTGAAGATTTACAAAACCAAATAAAAGTTTTACAAGGAAAATAATATGTCTACGCTTATTCCAAAAATTGATTTTAAAAATGGTGGGCTAACGCCAGTAGGAGCTATTAATAGAACTATTAATGAAAAAGCGCAAGAAGTTTTTTCTGTAAAAGATTTTGGTGCTGTTGGTGACGGTACTACAGATGACACCATTGCTTGTCAAAATACTATTAACGCTGTCCGTTCGGCAGGAGGAGGAACTGTATTTTTTCCTGCTGGAACTTATTTGCTAAATGGTATTGCTGGTGCAGATAATGTTTTTAATGGTATTTTAATTCCATATACAAGCTCATCTAGTTCTTCTGGAAGAATATTTTTGCGTGGCTCTGGTCGCTCTACTATTCTTAAAGCTGGTAGCAATAATATGTATGTTATTCGCTTATCAGACAGTAATTGCGGTATTGAACATTTAACAATTGATGGCAATAGCAAAACTTCAGTATATGGCGTAGGTCTTGTACCTGAAAATATAGTAATCAATACAACAACTGTATATCAAACATTTAATGTTATATATGATTTGTTTTTAACTGGTTTAACAGAAGGATTTATTTTTAGAAGTGGTTTACCAATTTCTGCTGTAGATAGTGGCTGTTGGTATAACATCATTTCTGCTTGTGAAATTAATTTTTGTAACCGTGGCATTTGGTTGGCAGGAACTTCAGGGCATTCTGGTGGAAACACTAGAAACAGTTTTAATGATATCCGTATTGGTCAAAGTACGAACACAGGCGTTCAAATAGATGATGGTTCTACCAATATATTTTCTAAAGTACACATGGAAGGTGTTAATACAGGAACATCTCCAAACGCAACACCAACAGGAATTATTATTTCTCAAATGAGTGCTTCTGGTATAGATAATAATTCAAATAAGTTTTTTGGGTGTATTCAAGAAATTTGTACGGTTAGTTTAGTAAACGCAAATAGTTATTCAGAATTTTATGGTTGTGAATTCAGTTTTCCATATTCGATGGTTCTAACTGCTAATCCAAAAGTATTGGTAGGTGGCGATCCAAGTTTAATACCACAATTTTTGCCAGGATATACTTATCAAACAAATAGTGAAGTTCCTAGTGAACCAAATACTATTATGACTACGCCAGGCATTTATGCAAATAATTTGCAAATGCTTAGACAAACACAGACAAGTAGTTCTGGAGGGTCGCAATCCTCTTTTAATTTTAATTACACCTATGATGTTACTGCTGTTTATTTAGTGACTCGTGGTGGATATGTTGATAGCTCAGACTATGCTATGCGGTCTAGTTATTGGTATGAAACAGTCGAAGGAACATTTACTGAGGCATCAACTAGATTGTTTGATATATCAGCGGGTTCTGTAACTTGGACTTCGGATATTGTTAGGCGAAGTGCTACAAATACTGGGTATGTTCAATCACAATTTCAGGTTAGCAAAGCATCTGCTGTTTTTACAAATTGGGCAACAATTACTAGAGTGGCTTAAGACATGGCAAATATGTTATTCGCAAACAACGCCAATACAACTCTAGCGTCTAGTTTAACCAACGTAGCTACAACTATGTCAGTTACTTTTGCGAGTGCATTTCCATCTCCTGCAGGTTCTCAATATTTTTATTGCACACGAGCTGATGCAGCTACACAAACAACTATTGAGATTGTTAAAGTAACAGCAATACAAACTAACTTAGATAAACAAATAGCTACTTTAGCTAATTTACCAATTATTACACCTAATTTACCTTGGAGTAGTTAATGACTCAGCCTATTGATATTATTTCTCGTTCATTAAAAGACATTGGTGCTTTAGAAGCTGGAGAAGTGCCTGACTCTTATCAATCTCAAGATGCGTTTGATATGTTAAACGATATGATTGATCAATGGTCAAACGAGTCAATGATGGTTTCTTATAAGACAGAAATCATTTATCCGATTACGTCAGGTGTAACACAATATACAATAGGCCCTGGCGGTACAATAGGTGCGGTATTTGTTGGCTCAATATCAGGCACAACCCTTACAGTTACATCAATTACAAGTGGCGCAATTGCATTAGGTCAAACACTTAGTGGTACAGGCATATCTAATGGAACGACTATTGTAGCGTTCAATACAGGCGCAGGGGGCAACATTAATGAAGTTGGTACATATACTGTTAACATCAATCAAACTGTTGCATCTACAACAATTAATTCGTATTATCAGCGACCCCTTGCTATTAATAGTGCTTTTGTGCGTATTAATACATACAGCAATAATCAACCTATTACTAATGGCGGTCTTGACTATCCAGTTGCAATTCTTAACGTAGAAGATTACGAAATGATTGGATTAAAGACGCTTGCTGGTCCGTGGCCCAAAGCTCTTTATTATCAACCAACCGAAACATTAGGAAACATTTTTGTATGGCCTAATCCATCGCAAGGCGAAATGCACATTTTTGCCGATACATTATTTTCTCGTTATGTAACGATGTATGATACTGTTGTATTACCTCAAGGCTATTCAATGGCTCTTAGATGGTGTTTAGCTGAACGTCTAATGCCTATGTATGGCAAAGCATCTGCAACGCAAATAGGAATGATTAATGCCTATGCAGCACAAGCAAAAGCAACAATTAAACGTACAAACATGAAACCTATTCAGTCAGCAAGATTCCAAGACGCTATGTTGTCGAGCAGACAAAAAGATGCTGGATGGATTTTATCTGGTGGGTTCTTTAGATAATGGCAGACTTTGGGTTCGTAGGCCCATCTTACGAAGCTCCTTCGATATATCAGGATGCACAAGAGTGTATTAATTTCTATCCTGAAATTGATCCATTTAAACAAGATCGTGGCGCAATTGCTTTATATCCAACACCAGGATTAACTAAGATTTTACAATTATTCCCTAGTCAAGTTCGTGGCATGAGGGCTTTATCGGGCGGCAAATATTTAATAGCTGTTGTAGGGCCTTATGTTTATTCAATAACGGTTAATTCAGGTGTTTATACAAGTACGCAAGTTGGAACTTTAACAACATCAACAGGTTCTGTTTCGATTACAGATAATCAAACATATAACAATGGATTAACTGCATATATTGTTGATGGTCCTAATCGTTACACATGGATTGCAAGCACAAATGTTTTTGCTACTATAGCTTCAACAGATGGGCCGTGGCAGGGCGCAACAGTTTGTGACGTTGTTGATAATTATATTATTTATAACGAACAGAATACACAAAATTGGTCAGCGACAAGTGTAGGTGTAACAACTAGCCCTGCATTATATGGCGCAAAAGATGGTTCACCTGATAATTTAGTATCTTTAATTGTTGATCGCAGACAAGTATTTTTATTAGGTGAAAATACATCTGAAGTATGGACAGACGTAGGTAGCACAATACAAGGTATTACAACATTTCCATTTCAAAGAATACCTGGCACAAACGTACAGCATGGTTGCGCTGCGCCATTTTCTATTGCACGTTTTTCTAGTTTATTCTTGTTTGTGTCTCAAGATACTCGTGGTCAAGCAATGATTGGTGGTATTGAAGGGTATCAATTCACAAGAATATCAACTCACGCTGTCGAACAAACATTAATGAATCAATACATTGCTGATGCAGTAGCTTTTACTTATCAGCTAGAAGGCCATGAAATGTATGTAGTGTCATTTCCTACTATTGATATTACATGGGTATATGACTTAACTACAAAGATGTGGCATAAATGGTTATATTGGGATCAAGCAACTGGTTATCACAGACATAGAGCAAATTGCGGTGCGTTCTTTAACAATGTGTATTTGGTAGGTGATTATGCTAACGGCATTATTTATCAGCTCGATAACGCTGTATATACTGATAACGGTAATACAATACGCAGATTGCGTAGATGCCCTCATTTAGTTTCTGATTTACAACGTCAATACTTTAGCGAACTGCAAATACAATTTCAGCCAGGAGTGGGATTAGAAACAGGTCAAGGTCAGAATCCACAAGCCATGTTGCGTTGGTCAAGTGACGGTGGTTCAACTTATTCTAATGAGCATTGGACTAGCATTGGATTGGTGGGTAAATATCGTAATCGTGCTATATGGCGCAGATTAGGATGGTCAAGAGATCGTATATTTGAAGTGTCTGTTAGTGATCCAATCAAGTGCGTTATTGTGTCAGCCAATTTAAAAGGTGAGCCTGGTGAACACTAATATTAATTTTCCTAATGCGCCTTTTTTAGACCAATTTACACAAAAACCATCCTTGCCTTGGTTGTTATGGTTACAAAATCCTACTACAATAGGTATTTCGGTTTCTTTAGGAATAGCTCCATCATCAGGCGGTACAGGTACAACTGCAATACCGACTAATGGTCAATTATTAATTGGTAATGGCTCAACCTATAATTTAAATACTTTGTCTAATGGTTCAGGCATTGGCATTACTAATGGTGCAGGTACAATTTCTGTAGCAAATACAGGTGTTTTATCTAATATTGCAGGAACTGGTATTAGTGTATCTAGCGCAACTGGTAATGTAACTATTGCCAATACAGGTGTTACATCTTTTGTAACTACGCTATCTGGGTTAACTCCAAGCACAGCATCAACTGGCGCAGTAAGTTTGGCTGGAACTTTGGGTGTTCCGTCAGGCGGATCAGGTGCAATAACCCTTACTGGTTATCTTAAAGGCAACGGCACATCACCATTTACAGCTTCTACTACTATTCCTTACACAGATATATCAGGTGGATTAACGGTAACGATAACAACTGCTAAATTAACTAGTGGCGGTACTAATGGCAGTATGACATTTACTAACGGCATTTTGACGGCACAGACACAGGCTACATAATGACAAATATTATTGATAACTTTGTGCCAAGTCGTGAACAAATTAATGCTTTGCAGGCAGAAATGGTAAATATGCCACAAGCAGAGTTAAAAACTGACCATTATTTTAGTGGCGGTATGTATTGTCGTAAAGTTTTTAGATCGGCTGGTACTTTAATTGTTGGCAAAATACATAAAGAAGATCATTTATTTATGTGTGCAAGTGGTCAAATTATGGCTTGGACTGAACAGGGCATGAAAACATTAAATGCTGGCGATGTTGTCGAATCTAAAGCTGGCACAAAAAGAGTGACTTTAGCATTAACTGATGCGATTGGCATAACAATACATAAAACTGATGAAAAAGACTTAGAAATTATAGAAAAACAACTGATTGAGCCTGATAATTTAGCACTTTTTGATTTTAATAATGAGCTTAAAAAGTTTATAATTACAGGTAAGGAGAATACATTATGACATGGGTAACCGCTGCGGTTATAGCAGGTGGATCTTTACTTGGTGGTGCAATTTCTGCTAGAGGTCAGCAAAATGCTGCACAAACTCAAGCGAATGCAACTTTACAAGCTCAACAACAAGTTTTGGCTGCTGGTCAACAAGGCGCACAACAATATGCTCCTTATCAAGCATTAGGTCAAACTGGTGTAAATGCTTTAAATCAACAATTACCGTATTTAACTAAACAATTTACTAATGCAGATTTAAACGCTAATCTTGCGCCAAATTACCAGTTTATGCTTGGTCAAGGGCAAGGGGCAACTATTGAAAATGCTAACGTAGGTGGTGGTGGCTCTAATGTAAACTTAGCCAACCAATTATTTACCCAAAATTATGCTCAAAATGCATATCAACAAGCATTTAATAATTTTCAAGGCCAACAAACCAATATATATAATCGTTTATCTGGAATAGCTGGTATGGGTTTACAAGGTGCTACTGGTGCTGCAAATGCTATGATTGGCACAGGTACAAATGTGGCTGGATTAACTTCAGGATTAGGTAATGCACAAGCAGCAAGTCAAATTGGTCAAGCAAATGCGTATGCTGGTGGAGTAAATAATATTAGTAATTTGGCTGCTTTATATGGTTTAAGTGGCAATCAATCCCCTAATTCTGGTGGTGGAAGTGGTACATTTAATTTGGGCGGTGGATATGCACCATCTGGTTCTAGTTTATTAACATCTTAAAGGATAAATTATGCCAGAAATTGCAAACGTAGCTAGTGGTGATATTTATAAAACTGCTCAACCGCAAAAAAATATTTCATTAGCTGATATGTTAAATTTACAAAAATCTTCTTATGAGTTATTAAAACTCAAAGAATTGTATCCAGCTATGATTGCTGGTGAACAAGCTCGTTCCAAAAAATCACAAATTGAAGCAAATTTAGCAGAACAAATAGCACCATTAGAAGCAAAAACAAAAGAACAATCTACTGAATCAAGCGGAATTGATTTAAATACAAAAAAACAAGCAGCAATAGCAAATGGTTATGTTTCTAAAATATTTGATCCGATGGTTGTAGAAGCCGCTAAAGATCCAACAAAAATTGATAAAAATAAATTGGTTCAAAATATTACGAAATGGGGTATTCAACAAGGTCAAGAAGCAGGAATTGATCAACAAACAGCTGTTAAATTAATTCAACCTTACATTGATATTGCACAAAATGATCCTGCACATTTACAAGATTATTTAAAACAACGTCATATTTTAGGTTTGACACCTGAGTCACGAACATCTGCATTAACACCATCAGGTATTGCAGTAAATACAGGTGCTGGTGGGCAAACGGTAAATACAAATCCATTTTCAAATGTGCCACAAGGTCAAGCAATACCAGGCACACAATATGAGCAACAGATTCCTAAACAAATTGTTGATGTTAAAGGGAATAAATACATTGTTAATAATGAAGGAAAATTAATACAAGTTGGAACAGGTCAAGAAAGTATGCAACCAAATGCTAATGTAAATCCTGCGCATCCAAAACTTGTACAAATGGA